CAATATGAAGTTGTCAGAGAGGGTATCGACTATCACCTAGAGAACTCGATACCTTTCTCTGATAACATTTTTCGCATTGGTTCTGAAGCATACCTTCTGTTCTTTCGGGAGGCACGTAATCTTAATCCTGCCCTCCTAGACTCACAAGACAAAACCCTACTAGAATCAGATATTGGTCTTATGGGGGTCTATGAGGGTAAGGATGTGCCTCTTGATATTCCAATGATTCAGGAACAGAAAGAACCTGAGTTAGAGAAACCCAAACGTGGAGGAAACAAGAAGTTTTATGTCTATGTCAAGAATGACAAAGGCAATGTCATCAAAGTAGAGTTTGGTGATACCTCTGGATTGCAAGCAAAGATTAACGATCCAGAGGCACGTAAGAATTTCGCAGCAAGACATAAGTGTGATACAAGAAACGATAAGACAAAACCAAGTTATTGGTCTTGTCGTCTGCCATGGTTTGCAAAGTCATTGGGGCTTGAGGGTGGCGGTAAGTTCTTCTGGTAATAATGCCCTATACTGATACGATTCGTGATGACCAGAGCATTGAAAGATGCTTTTGTGCTGATGTAAATAGTGATGAACTAGTATGGCATAGAGACAGAAGAGACAGAGAGGTTACGATACTGAATGGGACTGATTGGTTTCTTCAGTTCGACAATCAAATGCCGATTGAGTTGGTTGTCGGAAAAACCTATAGCATTGTGAAAGACTCATATCATCGATTGATGAAGGGTGAAAATGCAACGGAACTGAAAATACAAATCACTGAGAATAATGACTGAAGATCGTTTTAACAAACTGGAAGAGAAGATTGAATCATTACTGGTTACAAGTGTGAGGACTGAAGAGAAGGTCATCAACCTTGAGAAACACACCAGAAGAATGATCGAGAAGAACCAGACCAATGAGTATCGAGTCAATAAACTTGAAGTTGAGCAGAAAGAGAATCTCAGGTTTCAAAAGGGATTCTTCAATACAGTGGTTGCTTTCTTTGTCGCAATTTCTGGGGCATTTATGACTGCATGGTTTAATTGGTTTAATAAATAGGTTCGTGAGACTATTTGATGAACTAACGAATAAAAACTTTGAATTGTATGCAGCAAGACACTATCGAAACAATCAGTGTCTGGACGTAAAAGAGTTTTATGATGATATATTACGTTTCTTGTATCTCCATCGCTTGCTAAGGAAATACAAAGAGGGTGGTGATATCAATATAAGATTGGTCCTAAATCATATCATTACGATTTACAATGTCTTTGGAATCCAAGCAGCAAATCGAATGATCCTATTTAAGATTGATGATGATTTGCACCCAGTGTTGAAAACCTTTTTGGCTTTCCTCAATTACTTACCGGAAAATACACTAAATAACATATCAATAGATTTACAAATCGCAAAAGAACTACAGGGAATTTAAAATGGGACTACTACTTAGAGGCGCAGATACGGTTTATGCATTGAGGTTTCTTCGACTCCTGACAATGCCTTGGGAAAAGACAGCAGCATACAAGGCTGGTGTTGTGGACATGAACGGAGAACGTCTCAAGAAACCAGAGACAAAGGAAGAGAAGGAAGCATACACAATCTTTCATCGTCTGGTATTCAATATTCGTCGTCTGCTTGCTAAGATTCCATTGGGCAAATCGACCATTGCCCGTTACCTTGCTGCCTTCTGGTTGATCAAGGAAAACACAGATTTAGAGGACGATGATATCAAGGCAATTCTACAGGAAGCCTATGGTATCGATCCCACGGACATGGACCTAACTGAGAGTTATCTCTTGATTGATGATAGTGGATACCTCCCTGAAGGCATGTATCGATTGAAACACGATATCGCTCTTCCCAAGACAGGTGATGTTCTTGCCTTCAAGGGGACACTTGTCGAGGTTCACAGAACACAACCCGTGGGGACCATTTTTGATGTCTCGATTTTTGAAGTCGAGCATCGTAACACTTTACAAAAAATCTACGTGACTGAAAGTGATGTGGAGGAAACTACTGCGGCGGGTTCCATTGCAACCAAGCCGATGCCTTTCCGTTCTGAATTGGATATGGATAGTGATGAAGAGTCTACTATAATCCAAAAGGAAACAAATGGAAAACGAAACAACGCTGCTTCTAGCGGACGCAATTGAGCATTTCATAAAGGACAATTCTTGGTTATTTTTTGCTGGTTTACTGACACTGATTTTCAAGTCAACTCTTGAGAAACTTGTTGCTGGGATATTCGTCTTTCTGGGAAACGATTACAACGAAGACGACATCGTGATCGTCAATGGAAGACCCGGAAGACTTGTCCGGGTTGGTGTCACAAAGAGCACTTTCTTTCTCTATGATGTCAGTGATGGTGGTGTTGTGACAGGTGGCACGAAATTGGTTATCCAGAATGAAAGGCTTTCCGACATGGACATTGAAAAGCCATTGGGAAAACTTGAAACACCAAGCGCGGAGGGCAAGCGTGGTGCATGAAAATTTGATTGATTTCAACTGAATTTTGTGATACTATATAAATTACATTTGAACGTGAAATAAAGAAGAACAACTATGACAAATATTATCTCTGACGAATTCGCATCATCCTACGCAAACAAAACACCAAATTGGGGTTTCAATGGATTGGGTTACATTGTTTACAAGAGAACCTATGCGAGACTGAAGGGGGATGGAACCACTGAAGAGTGGCACGAAACAGTTCAGAGATGCATCAATGGTGCTCAGAAGATTGGAGCAAATTACACTCAGAAGGAAGCAGAGAAGCTCTTTGATCTTGTCTGGAATTTGAAATGTAATTTTGCTGGACGAATGCTCTGGCAGCTTGGTACTCCAACTGTTGACCGATTTGGTGCAAACAGTTTGCTTAACTGCTGGTTCACTCAGATGAATGAGCCAAAGGCATTTACCTTCCTTTTCGAGAATCTCATGCTTGGTGGTGGTGTTGGTTTCTCTGTTCGTCGTGAAGACGTTCATGAGCTTCCTCGCATCAAGACTGGTGTTGAAATCATTCATGATGAGCGGAACGGCAAAGCGACCAATGATGCTGATTTCATTGTCCCTGACTCCAGAGAGGGTTGGGTGTATCTACTTCGCAAGGTCTTGGATTCCTTCTTTGAGTCTGGTAAAGGGTTTACCTATTCTACGATTCTTGTTCGTGGTGCTGGTGAACACATTCATGGCTTTGGTGGTACTGCTTCTGGTCCCTCTATTCTTATGGATGGTATCACAAAAATCTGTGAGGTATTCAAGAGTCGAGAAGGAAAGAAACTTCGCTCGCTGGATGTTCTGGATATCAATAACATCATTGGTTCCATTGTTGTTGCTGGTAATGTTCGGAGATCAGCAGAGATTGCTATTGGTGATCCTGATGACTTTCTTTTCATGAGAGCAAAGCGTTGGGACTTGGGTGGAGTTCCAAACTATAGGGCAATGTCCAATAACACGATTTACTGTGACTCTTATGATCATACATCTGATGCTCTTTGGGAAGGTTATGCTGGTAATGGTGAACCTTACGGTCTTTTCAATCTTCCCTTGTCAGAAAAGTATGGGCGAATTTCTGACGGGAATCTTCGCACTTCTGAACTGTATCCCACCAATAAGGATAACGTCGTGGGAACCAATCCATGCGGTGAAATCTCTCTGGGCAACTACGAGTGTTGTAACCTGAGTGAACTGTATCTCAATAACATCGAATCCAAGGAAGAGATGTATGAATGTGCAAAGCTTCTGTATAAGACTCAGAAGGCAATTTGTGCTCTGTCGTTCATCCATGAAGATACCAACAAGATTGTCCATAAGAACATGCGTATTGGTCTTGGTGTGACTGGAATTTGTCAAAGTAAGGACAAATTGGATTGGCTTGACTACACCTACACCAAACTTCGTGCATTTGATAAAAAATACTCAGAGAAGAATGGTTACAATCCCTCCATCAAGTTGACTACCGTTAAACCAAGTGGAACACTGAGTATTCTTGCTGGATCTACTCCCGGTGTTCATCCTGCATTCTCTCGTCACTTCATTCGTCGCATTCGCATGTCGGTAAATGATTCTCTGGTGACCACCTGTAAAGAACTTGGGTATCACACAGAGTTTGCCAAGAACTTTGATGGTACAGAGAACCGTGATACCGTGGTTGTTGAGTTTCCCTGTCAGTTCGATGAGAATGCAACTGTTGCCAAGGACATGAGTGCCATTGATCAGCTTGAACTTATCAAGACCTTGCAATCTAATTGGGCAGATAATGCAGTCTCTTGCACGGTTTATTATCGCAAGGAAGAACTTCCAGAGATTCAAGACTGGCTTTCCAAGAATTACAAAAACCACATCAAGTCCGTTTCATTTCTTCTTCATTCTGATCATGGATTCGTTCAGGCTCCTTATGAAGAAATCTCTCAGGAGGACTATGAAAAAGCTGTGAAGAATGTGCAACCTATTCTCACTATTCAGACATCCAATGAGATGATTGATGGTATCGAATGTGAGGGTGGTGCCTGTCCCGTACGTTAATGAATATTCAAGCGAATTGCCAAGCCTGCAAAACTACATATACTGTAGAATGGCACGACTACGCATACGCAATACACGATGTTGAGAATGATGAATATGAAGAAAATGAACCAACACACTGCCCCTTTTGTGGGGAAAGGATAGATGAGTATGATGAAGATGAATGGGAAGACGAACTATGATTGCAGGAAAAGTATGGGGTAAGACAGAAGAAGTCTTCAAGAATGCTAATCTTGAATTTCATCGCATTGCCTTCAAGAGTGGATACCAATGCAGTGAACATCGTCATCAGACTAAGAGTAATGGTTTCTTCGTTGAGTCTGGTAAGATGATGGTCCGATGCTGGAATGGTGACCTTATTGATGAAACAATTCTTGGTCCCGGTGATTTCACACAGGTAAAGCCGGGAGTCTATCATCAGTTCGTTGGGCTTGAGGATGGCATTGCCTTTGAGTTGTATTGGGCAGAGTTTTATCATGATGACATTGAGAGACGCACAAGCGGTGGTGAGGTATGAAAAGACTAATCTATCAAGTCAACGTAGGAAAAGGCTCAAGACTCTATGATTGGTGTATCGGAAGTGTTGCAGATTATTGCAAACACCATGACATTGACCATAAGATTCAGACAGAACCAATTCTAAGAATCACACCTGATCCAAAGAAAACGGGTCGTAGTGTAGAAGCTACGGCTCGTCTTGGTTATCTTCCAATCTATGAGAAAGAGAATGCATTCAATTACTTTCCTGAGTATGACCAGATTGCAATCATTGATTCTGACATCTATATTCGTGAGGATGCACCTTGTATCTTTGATGACTTGAATGAGGACACTGATTTTGCTGGAGTCATTGAACGTGAGATGCCGTGTACTCCACGGTATCGTAGAAAGATTCTTGCATACTCAAGAGGGCAGTATGGTTCCCTCGTGGATGTGGATTGGAAAATAAATGCCAGTGGGCATGAGTTTTATAACATGGGGCTAATGGTCATGCAGAAATCAATTCTAAACCACCTGAATGGTGAGACTCCAGAACAGTTCATCCGTAGACCAGAATTCAAGAAGTTTGTGGATGGTATTGGTAAGTGGAAATGGAGCACTGACCAGACACTCCTGAACTATTGGGTTCGCAAGAGTGGTATGAAACAACAGCATCTTCATTGGAAATGGAATGGTCTGTTTCGTGGTGTCGATGACCGTGTGTTACCCAAGTGTCAGTTTATTCATTTCTTTCTCAAGGACAAATTACCCAATCGGGGTGAGAATGTTGATGAACTTGAGAAGGTGATACGAAACCAGAGGCATAGTATTGATGTTTACCATACATAATGATGGTGAGGTTTATCACATTTGGTGATGGAAATCAAGGATGTTATGATGCAGCGGAAAGACTTGGGAAGCAGGCATTCGATTCACTCTTATTTGACGATATAAAAGTTTACCACCGGAATGATCTCCAAGAGGATTTTTGGAGTAAGCACGGTAAGATGATTGAGAACAGTCGTCGTGGTTATGGATACTGGATTTGGAAGCCATTCCTTGTAAATCAGAACATACAGGAAATGAAGACAGGTGATGTTCTACTGTATGCCGATGCTGGTTGCGAGATAGGAGGAGAAAAGACCAAGATACTCAGAGAATTACTAGGTCGAGACGACATTGATATGTTGAATTCATTGGCATGTAAGCCAGAGAGAAGATGGTGTAAACGTGGACTGGTGGAAAGAATGGGAATACCATTCGATTCGCCACTGCTTGATGAGATTCAATATCAGGGTGGTGCAGTAATCTATTTTGTAAACGATAAAATAAAGGAGTTTACTCAAAGATGGTCAGACCTTTGCGAAAAACACGAAAACATCGATGATTCTGGAAGGTACCAATGGTGTAAAGAATTCAAGGACCATCGACATGACCAAGCAGTTTATAGTCTTCTTTTAAAGACCAGTGATATTCAATTCGAATCAGTGATGTCAAGGGGGATACATATTAGTAGGAACAAAAGTAAAATTTCGTGTCTATGATCGAAAAAATTAAAAGGGTAAACGATTCGGGCAGACCCCACTACCGTTTGGGTGATGCTATTGTGCATCGTAATGACGCTGCTGAAGATATCCTTGATACCAAATACAAAGGGACAATTGGTCAAGACTATATCACGAAAGCTTCACCTGACTCATTCGACTTCCACAATGTCACTGATAAGCGCGGGAAGGGTGTTGATCTGGAGTTACTTAAAAGTCTGGTTCAAGAACATACTGATAGGTATAGCTATGATGCTCCAAGTAAGGACGATCTTGTCATACACTTTCGCACTGGAGACATGAAACTTGTCACAGAAAAGAAGCAGGTAAATTGGATGAAAAGGGTAATTATGAGAAATCGCAAGTGTCCTATAGTAATTGTGACTGCAATGCATTGTCATTGTCACACAAAACCGGGAATTGGAAGACTTCAAGAGATTATCGATTTTGCAAAATTAAATAACAGGAGTGTGACTATCCGTTCCAGTGAGACACCTGATGCTGATTTCTGCTACTTGGTCAACGCAAAAAGATTAATTGTGACGAATGGAAACTTCTCAAAACTTGCCTATATGTGCTGCGGTGGAGATAGATATGTAATGAGACCAATTATAATACCAGTGAGAAAAAATAAATGAAAAAACCGGAAAAGTGCCGCGTGGAGGAGAGTGTGATTGCAAATCATGATGCGTATGATTTTGCATTATCTATTATGGAAGGCACTCGTTTGGGGATAGATATTGGGGCGCATATTGGAACAATGACAACCATTATGGCAGAGACGTTTGATCATGTTATCTCGTTTGAACCCTTGTGGACGGATTACGTTCGCCAGAATACATCAAATTTGAGTAATGTGACTATCCATGGATTCGGTCTTGGTGATAGCGAGAAGACTGAAGACATCTTTATCTGTGATAGGAATAGCGGCGGGAGCACTTTGGTGAAACATCGAAATCGTGATTGGATAAAAGGAAGCGACAAGAAGACAATACAAATAAAAACACTTGATTCATTAAGTCTTTTTGCTGGTGTGGATTTCGTAAAGATAGACGTTGAAAGTTATGAATACTTTACTGTTGCTGGAGCAAAGCAGACACTCTTGGAAAACGATTGTGTAATCATGATTGAATATTTGAATAGATATCAACATAAAACGCACCCTCCTACCAGAACGCATCATCTACTCACGAATCTTGGTTATCGTATGATAAAAACATTTGGGCATGATTCCATATATAAAAAATGAAACTAACAGACTATTCATCAGCAAAGAATCTTGAGGAGTGTTATGCAATTCAGCAAGCGACATGGAATAGTGAACACTCAGTTCATAGAAATAATTGCTTAATTGATTTTGCCAAGCAAAGCGACACCATCATGGAGATTGGTGTGAATCAGGGATCGTCGTTGATGATCATGGCAATGCAAAATCCAAAGAGCATTATTGGGGTGGACATCACATTCGAAAACTTCAATCTCAGGGAGAAAATTGAAGACTACTGCTCTCGTCATTCAATTAAAACAGAATTCGTTGAAGCATCATCTACAAATCCATCGACAATACGAGATGTTGAGATGCTTCACATTGATGGTCTTCATCATCCAAAGCATGTGGCAAAGGAATTGAGTATCCATGCTTCCCATGTATCAAAGTTTATTGCCTTTCATGATATAAATCTAGGGAGCGGGCGAGTGAGTCTCTGGGCTGGTGCAATAAAACCATTCTTGAAGAACAACAGCCAGTGGGAAACTCTTGTTTACTACGATAAGGGTAAATGTGGAAATGCAGTGATTGGAAGAAAGTGATATGGGACTTGGCGACGACTTGATGTTCCTTGGTGAAGCTGAACAAATTCATAAGGATACTGGTAAAAAGATAACTCCGATCTACGGGACAGGTTGGTCTTGTCTATTTGATAATGTAGAGTTCCTATCACGAGAAAAAAACAAGGAATCCATCTACGTGAATGCCAGAGACCATGCTGGTCCATGTGATGTTCATGTTGACTATTATGTGAAGGATAACCATAAGGAGAGTCTTACTTTTAGAAACTATTCGCCAAAACCATTTTATATTAGATACACTGATGAAGAATTAGAATTTGCAGACTCTCAGTTGAAGAAGTATGGATTGAACAAAAAGCAATTCGTTGCGATCAATCCAGATTATAAAAGTAAGTTCTTTGGGCAAAACAAAAATTGGGGATTTGAAAAGTATCAGGAGTTGACCAACCTAATTTCAAAGGATATCACTGTTGTTCGCATTCATCCCGGTGGGGATTACCAAGAGCCTGATCTAAAAAATGCGGTAAACATCCCGTGTCATGGTTTACGCAAATCCTTTTGTTTTCTTCGTTACTCAAAGATTGGAATAACTTATGAAGGATTCTTTGCTCATGCGCTTGGTGGAATGCGAATTCCATGCATAACACTCTTTGGTGGTCTAACACCGAAAAGGTCACTACACTATAGCACTGGCATATCAATAGAGTATCCACATGATAAGTCGCCATGTGGCAGCAAGAAGAACTGTTCGCATTGCAAAGAGGCTAATGAATGGATGACTGTTGATAAGGTATACGAGGCTTATAAATTAATCACAGCAAATGAAAGTAGTTGAAGCACCAATTAGCATAGGAGAGTTGTTTGACAAGATAACGATTCTTGAAATTAAGATTGAGAAGGGATTCGAAGGAGCGCAAGATGAGTTAAACCAACTACTCACGCTTGGAGAATCGCTAGTCTTCCCAAAAAGTATTGTATGCCCATTCATAGATGGTTTAAAGGCAATCAATGAAACACTCTGGGGGGTTGAGGATAAGAAGCGGGAGCATGAAAGACAGAAGTGTTTTGATGAAGAATTTATTGAGCTTTCCAGAGCAGTCTATATCCTGAATGACCATCGTGCTTATCTCAAACGAATGATTAACAATTTCTCTGGATCGAAGATTAAGGAATACAAATCCCATACAGACTATTCATGACCAACTACATTATAAGAGGATTTTCAGACGGGTTGATGTACTGCAAATCGCTTCCAAAATCAACCAAAGAGAATCCTATTAAAGTCGGGCATAGAGGTTTCGGGGATTCGGTTATCATTCTAAGCAACTCTCCAAATGGAAAAGTGTTGGTCAGTGAAATAAATTCAGACTGGAAAGAGGTTCTGAGGATATCTGGTAGGACTGACATTCAGGTTGATAAAAATAAGACTCTCTATGAGAGTTATCTTCAAAAATCTTGGGATAATGAATCACTAGGAAAAGTCTCTGGTATGAAGGTCATCAACTCCTATGTTACTGGCGATTACATTCGTCTTGATGAAAAACATTTCATAAAGTATCCCGGTCTACCCAAGGAATATATCACAACACAAACCATTGGTAAATCCAAGAAGGCACGAATAGACGACCCAAAGATGCTTGATAAATTCATCAAGTCATATGGATTACCTGTCTTTGATTTGAACGAGATGCATAAGATCCCTCTGAGTCAGACTGCATACATAATTAAAAAGGCTAAGTTTCATGTTGGAATTGATAGCGGGTCAACACACTTGGCATTGACCATTAAGGATAAAACGGATGTTCATATATGTCTTAATCCAAATAGACTTACTGATGTAGGGAAAAAATGGATTGAATATGGTTACAATGTTAAACTAATTTCATGAAAATTAAGGTAATACAGGTAAAGATTGGGACAGCATCATATGCTTACAACTCACCTAAAGTTGGTGATCACTTTGAACAACATTTGATGCCCACGGTTCGTCGTTACTGTGACAAGTATGGTTATGATTACACCCTCATAACAGACTATCCAAAGGACCGTGATCTTCTGTGGTTCAACAAAAACACAAAGCCAAGTAACTATGACTACTCAGTTGGTGGAAAACAGAAAGCATCTACTCTTGTTAGGTATCTGAATATGTTCGATGATGAGTATGATGCAATTGTTACGCTTGATAATGACATTTATGTTCCAGAGAATGCTGAACCACTTCCTGTGATCAAGGGTCATATGGCAATTCAGGATCTTGGTAAGGAGTGGGGATTAATTCGTGGGAAGTACAATTTACCAAGCGACATCTTTGTGAACGGTGGTGTTCAGATGGTAAATCAAGAGGCGGGTAAAAGAATCTATGATTACTTCTGTAATGTAGTGGACAACCGTATTGAACCGATTGCTGGATATCATTCAGATCAAGGTTACATGAATCACTTTCGTTCACTAAACCATGATGTGTGTCATCTATTGGATTTCAAATGGAACTATATGGTAGGTTGTCACTCAGAAGAGCTTAGATTTAGAGGTAACAACTTTATTCACTATGCAGGTAATGCAGAGAGAAAAATGTTCTATTCTGATCTGGAAAGGGGATTGCTTGTGTGATGAAGGTTCAGGTCACACATATCCCAAATGTGAAATCCATTGAACAGGCAAAACATTCCTTAAAATCGTTTCTTGATCATGGATATGATGCTGAACTGAATCTTGGTATCACTCCGAATACACTTGATGAATCTGAGTTTCCTTTCAGTGACATGGATAAAGGACGCATATCGTCATTCAAGATCAATGAACCAAGGAAGTATCCAATCAAGAAGTCATGTTTATTCAATAATCTAAGGTTTGCAAGAAGGGTTTTAGAATCGAATGAGAGCATGATCTTTGCCGAGCATGATGCAGTGTGTATCGGGGCATGGGGTGATTGGGATTTTGAAGATTTCCTTTTTCTATCATTTGACTATGCATTCAAACCACCAACTGGATTGAATATCAGACAATGCAGAAATTACGAACAACCTACAACCAAAGGTGTTTTGGACTTCCCAAGTAATTATCCATTAAAGTATTACAAGGATACCATCTATAAAGGCTCTATTATGACACCCGGAACTGCTGCATACGCACTTTCACCATCTGGAGCACGAAAGCTTTTGAATGCAGCAGATACACATGGGCTTGAGCAATCCGATATGATTATCAATACATATAATATGAGACTTCAATATGTTCATCCAAGTCCGTGTAAGTATTCGACAGTAAATCTTAACACAAGCCATGGTAAATGAAAGCATACATCATAACCCTCAGTGACAATCCAGTTTCTAAAGCAGCATCAAAGTTCTGTAGGGGATCTTCGCTGGATGTTGGCAACGATTTCCCAATTTTTGAATTTGAAGCTACATCAAAGGAAAAAGCAGAGGAACAGATGTCACAAATTGCTGACTGGACGTATCCTCTAGTTGGTACTCAGTATCACGAAAAGACTGACTTGGAATTGTCTGCTTATCGTACTGCTGATATTCGTTCTCGCAAAGGTTGCGCTATGAGCCACTATAGACTCTGGGATATGTGTGATATCGAGGATGAACCAATTCTTGTTTTGGAGCATGATGCCAAGTTTGTACGAAAACTAGATTGGAAGAAGATTCTGGAGGAAACAGATGATTTTAATATTCTGGGAATCAACAATCCACTCAAAGCCACACGTAAGGCTCTTCTCTTTCATGATATGGTTCTTTCTGATAAGAAAGAGTATCAGGAGGTGCCTTGGATTGATAACCATAAGGTTCCTCAAGGTCTTGCTGGTAACTCTGCATATATAATTAAACCAGAAGGTGCAAGACAGATGAAAGCTCTGGTGGAAGAACATGGTTTCTTTCCGAATGATGCACTGATGTGCAAACAATTAGTCTCTGGTTTGGGTGTAACACGTACCTTCTATACTCAGGTTCAGGGTCTACGATCCACGACAACATATTGAAGACTTACATTATCACAATCCTTGATGAGAGCAGTCCCGCCCATGATCAATCTATTGCTGCTGCAAAGAGATGTCAAGATTCTCTGAAACAGTATGGATTGTCTGGGTATGAACTATTTCCTGCATTTACTCCAGAATCACCTGTAGTAAAAGAGAAGCTTCAGGACACTCAGTTCATGCGTGGATTTCATAAGGATTCTAAGTATTCTAGAATGGAAAGATGTGTGGCTGCACATATGTCACACAGGACACTATGGGAAGAGTGCTCAGTGGGAGATACGGATTACTTGATTTTGGAACACGATGCAGTCATGACAAATCCAATACCCGACTATTTGAAATTCGACTTCATCATGAATGTGGGTAGACCAAGCTATGGTAAGTTTCACCTTTCTTCACGTACAGGCAATCAACCACTCTTCAGTAAGAAATACTTTCCCGGTGCTCATGCCTATATGATGTCTCCAAGTGGAGCAAGGCGTGTGATCAGGGAGTCTTTTGGTATTGGCGGTCCAACTGACACCTTTCTCGATATACGTAGATTCTCGTTCCTTGAGGAGTATAACCCTTGGTTCTTTCGTGCAGATGACCGATTCAGTAGCATTCAAAAAGAACGTGGATGTGCTGCCAAGCATGGGCTACATAAAGATTACCAGAGACTATGAATGACAGATGCATTTTAACAGGAACTGATGCACGGCAAGAATGGATGCTCCCTTGGTGGTTGAGCAATGTCCGTAAGCATATGCCGGATGTTGATATTACAATTGCTGATTTCGGTATGTCAGAGAAAATGCAATCTTATCTGGCACAATATAAAAATCAGGGACTAAACATACTGACCGGATTTCCTAAAGTTCCTAAGAATTGGTTTCTCAAACCTCAAGCAATGCTTCAGTCACCATATAAGTACACTTGCTGGTTAGATACCGACTGTGAAGTATTGGATTCGTTTCACGAAATCTTCGATTACGCAACAGATGGTAATAAGCTTGGATTAACAACTGACATATGGGCATTGAGAAACAAAAAGAAAGCTTTTAGAGCATACTGGCAATCAGGTGTTGTGGTCTTCAGGGATAAACCAGAGATTCTTCATCGATGGGCAAAGCGTTCTCTAGAGTGTACTGAACGTGGTGATATGGAAGCACTTTATGCTTTGATTGGTAAGAGTAATGAGTTTGTCAATGAGATGCCTCAAGATTACCAATGGTTGAGGTTGTCCTTAAAGAATGGACTGAATAGTGTCTCAAAGAAAATCATGCACTGGACAGGAAGGAAGGGAAAGTTACTCATAGAAAAATACTTACAGACAACTGAAATGCACGATAAGTTAAACATAAGTAATGTTGAACAACTAATCGAGTATCCACAACACTTTAAAATTTCAATCTAAAACTTCAATGACCTTGACTCTTTAGGTTCTAATTTGGTTCCATGTGGAACATCTCTTACTTTGTGCTGATTTCAAATCAATTATACGTGAAATGTCAAGTCATGTCAACCCCCTGAGTCTTTACAGTTGTCGAAGTGCCACCTTTTCATGATGCCGGCACCACCCTCTTTACCGCAATGGGGACAAGTGATTTTTGGCTTGGGTTTACCCTTCTTGGCTTCACTCAGTTTCCTCTTGGTTTCTTCAGATAGCTTTTTGCCATAATTTGGGTTATTTTCGCCACTCTTGGCTTCACTGATTTTCCTCTTGGTGTCTTCGGAATGCTTTTGACCCAACATTGCCGGTAATAATGGCATTCCTTTCATCGCCCTCCACGCATTATTATCACCTTGCATCCCATGAATCTTCCAAAGCAACCAATGTGCGATGATATGTTCCCTATGAGTCAAATAAGTGAAATTATCGTCCTCATCTGTCCCTCCAGCATGTCTTGGAGTGATATGATGGCGTTCGAGGAGAGAACCTACTGGTTCCCATTCTTCTTTAAGGTGTTTTTTAGAGTTTACGAGGTTGTCGTAAATAGAAGTATAGATACTCATGCTGCATACTTTCGTTTAAGTGATTATTGTAGAGTCCTTGGATGCGTCAACATCGTGAAGGACATTGTTTCTATTTATAAAATTCAATTCGTCTCTTGGGTTATGAGTGATACATTGAAAGAAAAAATCAAAAACATTTGTTTTGAGTATGGTCTGGACATCCCCTTTGATGATGATGGGTATTTCAAGATGAAGAAAAGACTCATTGCAATTGGGTTGCTGAAAGAGAGTGATGACCAATGACGAATGAAAGCAAAGAACCTGAATGGCTGTTAGAAGGGAAGTCTTTCACGGAGACTCCTGAGCGAAAGGAGTTGTACGGTTTTGTGTATCTCATCACGAATCTCATCACCGGTAGGAAGTATGTTGGCAAGAAGCTTTTTTGGTTCATGAAGACTCGTCAGATCAACAAGAAGAAAAAGAGATTTCTTGCTGAATCCGACTGGAGAGACTATTGGGGTTCCAATGATGAATTGAAGAAAGATATTGACATTGCTGGAAGTTCAAATTTTAAAAGAGAGATTCTTCACCTGTGTTCCAGCAAGTCTGAATGTTCCTATCT